TCGAGATCCACCGCCAGTCGCAAATCTCCGAGAAGGTCGCCGACATGTACGTGATCCTGCGCGAGCTCGATCTCGAATGGCCTGCACTTCAAAAAATGACATCCGCCGACATGACAGCGTGGATGCAACTCCTTGTGAACCGTGCGCGCGTCCTGCGCGATGAAATAGACGAGATCAGCCATGCGGGCCGTAATTGATTGGGCGATCGCCGCGCTGATCTGCTTCGGCGGCAGCGCCTGGGCGGCACACGAAAACCTTCGGTTGCTGACATGAGCGACTGGCAGCAACAAATCGAATGCGAAGAACAGCAACTTTACGAGCAAGAGCGAACAGGAGAAGCAAATGAGCATCGCAACTTTGATTTTGGGCGAGAGCGGCACCGGCAAGTCGACCAGCTTGCGCAACCTCAATCCGGCCGAAACCCTTTTGATCCAGGCGATTAAGAAGCCCCTGCCCTTCCGTGCGAAAGGCTGGTCGTATCGCACGAAGGAAAACCCGGCCGGCAACATCTTCGTAACCGACAAGGCCGACCAGATCATCACGCTGATGAGCAAGACGCAACGCAAGGTCGTCGTGTTCGACGACTGGAATCTGATGATGACAAACGAGTTCATGCGCCGCAGCGCGGAAACCGGGTTCCAGAAGTTCAGCGAGATCGGAAAGAGCGCATGGGACGTGATGATGTCCGCCTCCGTCCTGCCTGACGACGTGCGCGTGTACTTCCTCGGCCACGTCTCGACCGACGAGCTCGGCCACGTCCGGGCCCGCACGATCGGCAAGATGCTCGACGAAAAATGCCCGGTCGAATCGCTTTTCACGATCGTTCTGCGTGCCGCGCTGATTAATGGCCGGCACATCTTCAGCACGCAAAACAACGGCTCCGACACCTGCAAGTCGCCGATCGACATGTTTGCCGATCACCACATCGACAACGACATCGCAGCAGTCGACGCAGCCATCACCGATTTTTACGGCATCACCCAACCGGCTACGGCCTAACCCCGCGAACCAAAGGAACGCACATGTACGCACTGAACAACGAAACCGCACAAGCCGCACGCAAGGCCGAGCAACGCACCAGCTTTATCGACGAGAAAGGCAAGTACGTCGGCAAGTTCACGCGCGCCGAAGACATCACCGCATCGAGCGGTACGCGCGGCATCGCCTTCACGTTCGAAACGGTCGACGGCCAGAAATCGAACTTCTCGATTTACACGATCAAGGCGAACGGCGAAAAGCTCGGCGACTACGGCACGCTGATGGCAATCATGACCTGCCTCGGAATCAAGGACATCAAGCCGGCGCAGGTCGCCTCGATGGTTTGGGATCGCGATGCCGGCGCGAACGTCAACAAGACGCTCACGCAGTTCCCGGAACTGCTCAACAAGCCGATCGGCATCCTGCTCGCGATGGAGGAATACGAGAAGCGCGACGGCAGCGGAACCGGATGGAGCGCGCGCCTCAACGCAGCCTTCCAGGCGGACACCGAACTGACGGCAGCCGAAATCCTCGATCGCAAGACGTCGCCGCAAAAGCTGGCGTTGCTGGTCGCCGCCCTGCGCGATCGGCCGCTGAAGAAGCTGGCAGCGCAGCAGTCGTATGTCCCGGCACCGGCAGGCGATCAATTCTCTGGCGGCGACTTCAGCGACGACATCCCGTTTGCTCCTGCTTACGCTCGCGCAGCTTGGTCGATCGCATGAGCTTAGGGCCGCTCAAAACCTGCTTCAAGTGTGGCGTCGAGCGGCCCATCTTCGAGTTCTATAAGCACGCGAAGATGGCTGACGGGCACCTTGGGAAATGCAAAGAATGCACAAAGTCAGATTCCCACCGGCATAAGCAGGAAAACATCGAGAAAGTCAGGGCATATGACCGCTCTAGGTGGAAGCTTCCCCATCGACTGGAAGCGCGGGCTGAATACGTAAAAACGGCGGCTTGTCGAGAATCACACAAGCGGTCACTAAAACGCTACTCAGAGATATTTCCTGGAAGGAAGAAAGCGCAATGGGCCGTAAGCAACGCAATTCGCGACGGGCGCCTAATCCGTCAACCTTGTTTGATCTGCGGGGATAAAGCAGAGGCGCACCACCCCGACTATGACGCGCCGCTTGATGTTGTTTGGTTATGCACTACCCATCACAAGCAAGCGCATGCACTTGTGCGCGAACAACAACGTTTCGAAGGGGAAAGGCATGAGAGAGCATCTTAGCGAGTGGTTTCCGCGAGACGTTAAGCCTGTTCATCACGGCGTGTACGAGGTACGCGTAAAGGCAAGCGGGAAGCTGGTGCGATGGTTTAGCTGCTGGACGGGCGATCATTGGGGTCTGTCGGATCAGACGCCGATTGCAGCATACGAACACTGTGAAACGCCGAGCGATGCAGCAAAGCACGCGGGCGGATTTGAGTGGCGCGGACTAAAGGAGAAATCGAAATGAACAAGTTATTCGCAGACATCGACAGCGCGGCAGCTCGCGCGCAAGCATTCGAGCACATGCCCGTCACCGTTGTCCCGCTCGGCATCATCCGCGAGCAGATCCGCCAGGCCGAGATCGACATCGCAGAGAGCACCATGCGCCGCGACGCGCTGCGCCTGATTCTCGATCTGCGCGAGCAAGAAGAACTCAATCGTACCCGGAAAATCATTGCGAAAATTTATCAATAAACGAGCCTATAACGGCATCGTTTCGCGCTATTATGTGTGAACCGATGCCGAAACGGCGTCACATAACAACGAAGGAGCCGCGATGAATTTGTTCGAAATTGCCAGCGAATACCGCGCCGACGCCGCGAAGCTGGTCGATCTGGATCTCGACGATGCCACGTTCGCCGACACACTCGAAGCGATCAGCGGCGACCTGGAAACGAAGGCGATGAATACGGCGTTCGTGTGCCGCAATTTGGAAGCGACCGCCGAGCAGATCAAAGAGCACGCGAAGGCGATGACCGAACGCGCGAAGGCGATGGAAAACCGCGCTGCACGCATCCGCAAGTACCTGCTCGACGGGCTGCAACTGGCGGGCCGCGACAAGATCGACACGCCGTTCTTCAAGATCAAGATCGCCCTGAATCCGCCGAGCGTGGCGATCGACGACGAAGCGCTGATCCCGGCGAACTACAAGACGGAGCCGCTTCCGCCCGCTCCTGCGCCTGACAAGAAACTGATCGCGGCCGCTCTGAAAGACGGCTTCGATGTCCCCGGCTGCCGCCTAGTGCGCGGTCAACGTCTCGACATCAAGTAACCAGAGAACCGCCATGTCCACCTCGATCACCATCTTAGCTAACGCCTACATGGAAGTTGCCTGCATCGATCCTTGGCTGGCTCCCCTGCTGCGCCACTACGTGATCCGCAGGACGGTGGACTACTCGCGAGTCTGCTGGTGCTGACGCAAGAGCAATGCCTCGCGTCGTTCATGGAAGCAGTGCGCGACGGTCGACGCGGACAGTACGTGAGAGCCGGCGAGATCGTCGAGCGAGTGCGACAGAAGGCAGGCGATCAAGCGGCCGAGACGGCGAAGACGGAACTTTGGCGGTATATCCGCAGCGACAAGAGAGCATAAAAATGAAATTCGGAAGCGTATGCAGCGGGATCGAAGCGGCGAGCTGCGCCTGGCACCCGCTCGGATGGCGTTCGCAATGGTTGAGCGAGATTGAATCGTTCCCGTCACGCGTGCTCGAGCATCACTATCCGACCGTGCCGAACCTCGGCGACATGACCAAATTTAAGGAATGGCCCGATGCAGCTATCGATCTTCTCGTCGGCGGAACTCCCTGCCAATCCTTTAGCGTCGCCGGACTCCGCAAGGGATTGGCTGATCCGCGTGGCAACCTCATGCTCACCTATCTTGCCATTGCTGAGCGCTACGCTCCCCGCTGGCTGGTATGGGAAAACGTCCCCGGCGTCCTGTCATCAAACGGAGGACGGGATTTTGGCACCCTCCTCGGAGGGCTGGCAGAACTCGGGTATGGGTTCGCCTACCGCGTTCTTGACGCTCAGTTCTTCGGAGTTCCACAGCGCCGCAGACGCGTGTTCGTTGTCGGATATCTTGGAGACTGGCGCCGTGCCGCAGCGGTACTTTTTGAGCGCGAAAGCCTGCTCGGGCATCCTGCGCCGCGCCGGGAACCGCGGGAAGGAGTTGCCCCGACCCTTAGCGCGCGCACTAAAGGCGGTGGCGGACTCGGAACCGACTTCGACCTCGACGGCGGATTAATCCCGCAGGTTGCGCGCGCGCTGACCACCAGCAACCAGAGAATCGATGCGGAGACGGAGACGTTGCTCGTTGCGCATTCGTTGCGCGGCGAAGGGTTTGACGCCAGCGAGGACGGCACCGGGCGCGGCACGCCGCTCGTTCCATGCGCAGCGTTCGATCTTCAGCAGATCACCAGTAAAGCGAACCGGACTCGCGTCGACATTAGTTTGCCAGCTCCGACGATGGCGAAGGGAAGCAACATGCACGCGTGCAGCGACGCAGCTGTGCGACGTCTGACACCACGGGAATGTGAGCGCCTGCAAGGATTTCCCGACGACTACACGCTGATCACGCACCGTGCCAAGGCGGCGACCGATTCCCCGCGCTACAAGGCTTTGGGTAACTCGATGGCCGTGCCGGTGATGCGCTGGATTGGCGAACGCATTGAGCTAGTTGAATCAACACTCTCACAACAAAAAGCCGCATGACAGACCAATCGTTATCCGGGCTCGCACAGTTTCTGACGCTGCCCCTCCCCCCTTCGGTGAATCGATATTGGCGCAAGTCGCCGCGCGGCATGTACATCAGCCAGGAAGGCAAAGACTTCCGGCAGAAGGTCGCCGAGATCGTCGCCGAACACAACGCGATCAAGTTTGGCTCTGCGCGCCTGTTCATGGCCGTCAAGCTGTCGATGCGCGACCGACGCGCGGCCGATCTCGATAACCGTCTGAAAGCGCTTAATGACGCGCTCGAACACGCGGGCCTATTCGATGATGACGAGCAGATCGACGAACTGCATGTGAAGCGCGGGCCGATCGTCAAAGGCGGCGAGTGCACTGTCATGGTGATGGCGTCATGAGCGACAAGCAGACGATCTTCCTCAATCGCACGAACCGCCGCATGGCAGCCGACGCGGTACACAGCCGGCCGGACGGCCATGTGCTCGTGCTCCAAGAGCCGACGCGCACCGTGCGCCAGAACGCCATGCTGCACAGCCTGTTCTCCCAGATCGCGAAGCAAGCCGAATTTCACGGTCGACGACTGACGGCCATCCAATGGAAAACGCTGCTGGTGTCCGCGCATGCGGTCGCTACAGGCATCGGAACGGACATGGTTCCGGGGCTCGAAGGTGAGTGGGTCAACATCAGAGAGAGCACGGCGCAGATGGGCGTCAAACGCCTGAACAGCCTGATCGAATACACGCTCGCATGGGCGGCAGACAACGACATTCGGATCGCAGCAGATCCGGGATATGAAGGAATTGCGGCATGAACAAGAGAAACTCACCTGGCCCGGATTCGAAGCGCTACGCGAATCGGCGCGCGATCCTCGCATTGCTGCAAGACCAGCAGCTCACGCCCGACGACCTGGCGTTCTACGTGCCAATCACTCCGCACAACATTCGCTACAACCTGCGCGCGCTGAAGGAGCAAGGGCTTGTGCGTATCTGCGGATGGTCCGAGCCGAACGGCAGCGGCTTAGTGCCGGCGATCTGGACGGCCGGCAGCGGACCCGATGCGAAACCGCCGAGCAAGAAGAAGCGTCGAAGCGCGACGTGGCAACGCCACTACGCTAAAAACAGGCAGGTCTACAGGGCCCGCTATGCGCTCAAGAAGGGCATTGCGCCCAATCCCTTCGCCGCGCTGCTGGATCTGGCGCGATGAAGCGCTCCGCACCGATGAAACGCACAGGCTTCAAGCGCCCCGAGCCGAAGCCGTTCGCGCTGGCCGATCGAAAGACGACGCTGCGCCGACGCACGAAGAAGCCGACCGTAGCCGACGGCTCGAAATATCTAGCGGCCTGCCGCGGCGAGCAATGCTATCTGCGCGTGATCTGCGGGGGCGATGCCTCACCTGACATCGTTGTGCCCTGCCACAGCAACCAG